GTCAAAAGGTAAAGATAAGCATACGCGTGTTAATTCTGTTGCACCGCTGTTTGAATCTGGTATGATATGGGCTCCTTTGGATAAACAGTTTGCACAAGAGGTTGTTGAAGAATGTGCAGCATTTCCATATGGAGATCATGATGACTTGGTTGATAGTACAACACAAGCAATCATGAGATTTAGGCAGGGTGGTTTGATAACTCATCCAGAAGATTATCAGGATGAAGAACTACCTAAAAGAAAATATAAATATTATTGGTAGCATATGTCGGCATTAACAGATAAATATTCTAAAAATTTTAGCCCTGAAAAAAAGAAAGAATTTGAAAAACGTGTCCGTGAACTTGATGGTCTTATGTCAGAAGAGTCTGCAATCGACCTTGTTTTAAAAGAATTGTTTAAGGAAGGTTACGCTGAAGGCGGAATAGCAGATTTATTAAAGGTATGACATTTACATTTAAACACCCTAGCAAATACAAGAAACTATCAACAGGAGCACCTCCTAAGTCAGGTCCTACACCACAAGGCTTGAATATTGAATATAATACTGTTAAGACAGTGAAACTGGAGAAAATAAATGGCAGAAATAGACAAGTCTTTACCAAACGTAAAGCAGACAATAGAGATACCTAGTCCCGACGAAATTGCAGTAGAAGTAGAAAAAGAGCAACAAGAACCGGACACACCTATTAATATAAAACCAAACGAAGATGGCAGTGTTGATATAGACTTTGATCCTAGTGTCGGGAGTCAAGAACAAGGACAAGACCATTTTGCAAATCTTGCAGAATTACTACCAGATGAAGTTTTATCACCAATCGGTAATGAGTTATATGATAACTATGTTGATTATAAATCAGGAAGAAAAGATTGGGAGAGTTCTTACACAAACGGTTTAGAACTTTTAGGATTTAAGTACGAAGAAAAATCAGAACCGTTCAAAGGTGCATCAGGTGCAACGCATCCAGTTTAGCAGAAGCAGTCACACAGTTTCAAGCGTTAGCTTACAAAGAATTATTACCATCACAAGGTCCAGTTAGAACACAAATTATTGGAACACCAACACCAGATAAAGAACAACAATCTTTACGTGTTAAAGAATTTATGAATTATCAAATCATGTCAGAGATGAAAGAGTATGAGTCTGAGTTTGATCAAATGTTATTTTATTTACCACTAACAGGTTCTACATTTAAAAAAGTTTACTACGATGAAATGATGCAGCGAACAGTTTCTAAATTTGTTCCTGCGGACGATTTAGTTGTTCCGTATACAGCTACCTCATTAGATGATGCGGAAACAATTATACACGTTGTCAAGATGTCTGAGAACGAACTTAGAAAGCAGCAAGTCGCTGGATTCTATAGAGACGTTGAATTAACTCCGGGACAAGACAACGAGACAGATGCACAAAGAAAAGAGCGTGAACTAGATGGAATGGCCAAAGGCAGAAACCAACCCATGTTCACTCTCTTGGAGTGTCATGTTAATTTAGATATTGAAGGGTTTGAAGATACAGATACCCAGGGACAAGCGACAGGGATCAAGCTGCCTTACATCGTGACAGTTGAAGAAGCATCTCGTGAAGTATTATCAATTAGAAGAAACTACGAAGTGGGTGATGTAACTAGAAGTAAGATACAATATTTTGTGCATTTTAAATTTTTACCTGGTTTAGGATTTTATGGTTTTGGTTTAATACATATGATTGGTGGTCTATCAAGAACTGCAACTGCAGCTTTGAGATCGCTCCTTGACGCCGGAACCTTTTCAAATCAGCCATCAGGATTTAAAATGCGTGGTATAAAATTACGAGACGAAGCTCAACCATTACAACCGGGAGAGTTTAGAGATGTAGATGCACCAGGTGGTAATTTACGAGATGCGTTTATGCCATTACCGTTCAAAGAACCATCACAAACACTATTACAATTAATGGGTGTTGTTGTGGGTGCAGGACAAAGATTTGCATCGATTGCTGACTTACAAGTTGGCGAGGGCAATCAACAGGCAGCAGTTGGTACAACAGTTGCTATGTTAGAAAGAGGATCTAGAACAATGTCAGCGATTCATAAAAGATTATATGCTTCTATGAGACGCGAGTTTAGTTTAATGGCTAGAGTTTTTAAACTTTACTTACCTCCAGTTTACCCATATGATGTTGTTGGCGGTCAAAGACAAATTAAGCAAACTGATTTTGATGACCGAATAGATATATTGCCAGTTGCGGATCCAAATATCTTTTCACAGACGCAGCGGATATCACTCGCTCAAACGGAAATGCAACTGGCAGCTTCTAATCCTGCTATTCACAATCAGTATGAAGTTTACAGAAACATGTACGAAGCGTTGGGTGTAAAAGATATAGATTTAATTTTAAAAAAACCACAACCACCTATGCCAAAAGATCCGGCGTTAGAACACATTGATGCTTTAGCTGGCGTGCCTTTTCAAGCTTTTCCTGGTCAAGACCACCAAGCACACATTACAGCGCATTTAAATTTTATGGAAACTAACATGGTAAAAAATTCACCTGTGATTGGAGCTGCGATACAAAAAAATATACTAGAGCATATTAGTTTAATGGCACAAGAACAGATTGAAATGGAGTTCCAACAAGAATTACCGCAACTTGCACAGATGCAACAGATGGCACAACAGAATCCACAGCTACAACAACAAGTTAGAATGCTGTCAGAGAAGATTGAAGCTAGAAAAGCAGTGTTAATATCAGAAATGATGGATGATTTTGCAAAAGAAGAAAACAAAATTACATCTAGATTTGATAATGACCCTATTGCAGCGTTAAGATCAAGAGAAATAGACCTACAAGCTAGAGAAAATGAACGAAAAGAGCGTGAAGGTAAGGAAAGATTGGACTTAGATCGTATGAAAGCAATGATGAACGATCAAAACCAAGATGAAAAACTAGAACAGAACGAAAAATTGTCTCAATTAAGGGCTGACACGTCAATTCAAAAGACAATTTTAAGTAAAACTATGCCATCAACAGATAAAATACCTGATCAAGTGTCAATAATTAGAGGAGGAGAGCAATAACATGTGGTTTTCAGCACTTAAACTTGGATTAAACGCGGCAACGCACATTTATAAGAAAAAACAAGAAACAAAAATGAAAATGGCTGATGCACAACTGATGCATGCAGATAAAATGGCCCGAGGAGAGAGCGAATACCAAGGCAAATTATTAGAGGCAAGACAATCGGACTGGAAAGACGAGTTCGTTTTGGTCGTGTTAACGCTGCCGATATTAGTCATCGCCTGGGGGGTCTTCTCGGACGATCCGGGTGCGGCTGCAAAGATAAAAGAGTTTTTTGAGCAGTTCCAACAACTGCCCAGCTGGTTTACAAATTTATGGATTCTTGTCGTGGCGAGTATTTATGGTATAAAGGGAACACAAATCTTTAAAAACGGAGGAAAAAAATGAGAAAAGATTACGGAACAAGAAATAAAATGATGGGTGGTGGCATGATGAAAAGAAAAACTTTAAAGAAAGGATCTAAGCCTGACTTTTTAGATTTAGACAAAGACAATAATAAAACTGAGTCTATGAAATCTGCAGCGGCATCAGCTAAAAAAATGATGAAAGGTGGCCGTGTTAAAAAAATGGGCGGTGGTATGTCTAAGTTAAATCCAGGTCTTAGAAAATTTATGATGGCTAAGAAAAAAGCTAAGTAATGGCTGGACAAGGTTTATACGCAAACATTGCAGCTAAAAAAAGAAGAATTGCTGCTGGCTCTGGAGAGAAGATGAGAAAAAAAGGAGCTAAAGGTTCGCCAACTGCAGCTAACTTTAGAAGAGCTGCACAAACTGCAAGGAAAAAATAATGACTAAACTATGTCCTAGAGGTAAAGCCGCAGCGAAAAGAAAATTCGACGTATACCCAAGCGCATATGCTAATGCCTACGCAAGTAAAATTTGTGCAGGTAAAATTAAAGATCCATCTGGTTTAAAAAGAAAAGACTTTAAAGGTCCTAAAAAAGCTGAAGGCGGTAGAATATATAAAGCCAAAGGTGGACTAATGGAGGCTACACAAAGATTAAAACGACAAGGTTTTGGTATGGGTGGCGCTTGTATACAAATAAAAGGATTTGGTAAAGCACGAAAACCAAATAAGTAACATGGCAAAGAATGGTTTAAAAAAATGGTTCGATCAAAAATGGGTAGATATTGGGAGCAAGCGAAAGGATGGTTCTTTTGCAAAGTGTGGCCGTTCAAAACAAAAAGCGGACGCGAAGAGAAAATATCCGAAGTGTGTCCCACTTGCAAAGGCGAGACGTATGTCAGAAGGCCAAAGAAAATCTGCCGTTGCAAGGAAACGGGCAGCTGCCAATGTGGGACCAAAACCGACTAACGTAAAAACTTTTACAAAAAGAACTAAAGCTGCAAAAGGTTATTCAGCTGGGTATATAGGCAAAAGTATAAACAGTGAGTATGGAGGGGTAAAACTATCTAATCCATCTTATGTTAAATATTATAAAGGCATGATTTAATGAACTTAGCTAGAGATTTAGAAAAATTAAAAAAACAAAAACAGTTGAAAGAATCTGCAATTGCTCAACTTAGAAAAAGAAGTAAAGACTCTAATGCTAGACCTAGAGCAGAAAAAAACATATTGTCTAAAAATCCAGAAATGCAGAGAATATGAGAAGACAAGATAAACAACCACCAAAAACTAAAAAGTATTTTAGATCAACAAAATCTGGCGCTGGTATGACTAAAGCTGGAGTCGCAAGATACAGACGTGAAAACCCTGGATCTAAATTAAAAACAGCTGTGACGGGTAAAGTAAAACCTGGATCTAAAGCTGCAAAGAGACGTAAATCGTTTTGCGCGAGAAGTGCAGGACAAATGAAAAAGTTTCCTAAAGCTGCTAAAGATCCTAACTCTAGATTACGTCAAGCTAGAAGGAGATGGAAGTGTTAAACAATAAAAAGAAAAAAATAAAAAAAGTAGTTAAAGCATTAAAAAAAGCTTCTAAAGCGCATGCTGGTCAAGCGAAAGTATTGAAAGGAGTTATAAATGGCGGATCCAAAAAAAGGAACGGGTAAGAAACCACCTGGCACTGGTAGAAGATTATACACAGATGAAAATCCAAGAGATACTGTAAAGATAAAATTTGCAACACCAACTGATGCAAGAAAGACAGTAGCAAAAGTTAAAAAAAT